TTTCAGGTTGCACACCTTTTCACGCTTGCGGGCTTGATTCATAGCGTTTGCAGAAGCGGCAATAATGCCGCACATAGGTACAGCCATGATATCCTCCTTACTGCGTGATTTCCTCGAAGCCGCTCTTGACGAGAATGTCCTTCACCTTCGGCTTCAGCAGACGAGGGCAACGCGCATACAGAGCCTTTGCCTCCTCCATAGTCTCAGCGGACATAATTTCCTGTGCCCATAACATCGCCATCATAAGTACCATCCTTTCGATTTTTTGTGTGATTTGTTTAAGCATTCTGAGCAGCTGCTCATACCCGCTTATACGGGCGTTGCCGCTGGATGCAAGCGATACGTTCAAGTCAATCATACTTCAGCACCGCCTTCCGTGATACCCCACAGCGCCTCTAAGCGGTCGCAGGCTGCCATGACGGCTTTGTGGATGCCGTCAATTACTTCTCTAAATGGTTTCATCGTCTGTCTCCATCGTTTGCAGCGCATAAGACCGCTGCACATCAGATGCATACCCCTTGAGCGTGCGGCTCAGGTCATACGCGGTAGTTGCTTTGCGGGCGCTGAGCGCCTGCAGGTCGGATATGCTGGAAAACTTTTTGCCGAATGTGAACTCCTTCTTTGCTGGCTTGTCCAACGGCTCTACAAGCTTGTTGCAGTTGATCCACACATCAATGCCGTGGGGCGCGGAAATAATGTGGGTCAGCTTACCGAAGGCGATCCTGTCCACGTCCACGCCCGCGTCCTTCAGGTCTACGGCTTTCACGGTGATGCCGTCTGCAAGGCGCAGGTGCTTGCCCAGCTCTGTGTCTGCCGCGTCCTGAAGGGACTGCTTGGTGTTCGCGGTGCCGTCCAGCACCAGATACCGGGTGATCAGGCCGTACAGCTTCTCGGCGGTCGTGTCTATGGCGGTGGCGGTCAGGGTGTTGGTGGTCTCCCACAGGAACCATCCGCTTTTTTTCCTGCCGATGGCAATCACCCGCGTGACAATATCCTCGGCTTTGACGTAGGTGTTTAGATCAAGCAGATTTGTTCCAAACGTTATGCCCTGCACATTGCGCTCTTCTGCGTCCTGCAAGTAGTCCAAATAACGAACGTAATAGACATACTCTGGATACACATTTGGCAAAACAACTTTTTCATGCCGGGTGCATAGGTATCCTCCATACACGTCCACAAGCTCACTCTGGATAACGTCCCACGTCTTGCCATAGTTTTTGCCGTCGCCAAAGTCGTGCAGCTCCTCCACAAGCTGCGGGGTGTAGTCTGCGGACTTTTCGCCGTTGACGTACACGTTGACCGTGCCGTCCGTTTCGGTTTTGATACTGTAGGTCTTGGATTCGGTGTCCTTTTTGGTCACTTTAATGGTGCCGTCAAAATTATAGGTTTTTATTGGCGTAGTAATGGATGGAGTAACAACTGCTTGCTCTGCGTCATAGGTCTTGCTGCCCTGCGAGATCGCGTTTCGGCGGAGTGTAAACAGGTTGTCTCCTGTGCGCCAGATGAGATAATCTTTTCCGGTTTTGATCTCGTTCAGCGGCCAGCTCTTTTCCGGGGGAGTTTGCACTTCCTCATAATCAGAGTAGATATAGGAAAAGCTTTTGATAAGCTGGTTTCCGTTTTTGGAGTACAGTCCCCACTCCTGAAGGTAGTCGCCGTCCACGTCCGGGCTTCCGGCCGCGTAGTCCAGTTGCAGGTAACACTTTTCTGCCACCGGCACATATCGCTTTCGCTCTTCAATGGTTACATTCCCGATCCGGAAGCTCTTATACATATCGGTGTCGCTAGAATGGTTCTGGCAGATAAAGTCCAAAAACTGCCGGATAGTCACGTCCTTGGCGGTGTAGGGTGGTACATCAGTGTCGTTGAGGTAGGCAAGTTCTCCCTCGCAGTATACCTTCTGCCGCAGCAGAAAATCCTGCTCATGGCTTATGACCCTGCCTTGCCAGATCTCCTTACCGTCCTGCTCCACGGATACCACCGTTTTCAGCTTTTGCAGCGCGCTGTGCGCCACATTGCCCAGTGGAATGGTAAATTCCAGACTTCCCGCCTTGCCGAACTCCCGGGTCAGCGTTGGGCTGATCAGTTTCATTGTCTCGACCGCAGACCCGGGCGAGTAAATGCAAACTCGTTCGTCTTCGTCCCACTCGTCTACCGCGTTTAGCACACCCGCATAAATTTTGTAACTCATAGGCTTGCTCCAAGACATTTTATGATAATGCTGCTCGCAGCGGAGAGGCTGCCGTTGGAAAAGGTCAGGGTGACGTTTTCGCCGTCCGGGATCTCTAGCCGCTCCAGATACTGCCACTCGGTCGTTTTTGCCAAAACGCCTACAAAGGAATTGTTTACCCGTAAAATGATAACCGCCTCGCTTTCGCCGCGCTGGAAGTAGACAGCAACGGTGTGCGGTGCGCCGTAGACGACCACGTCCACCGACGTATTGGCTGGTAGCGCAATGCTGCGGTAGTCCTGAAGGATGTCTGTTTTAAAGTTGATGTCATCCCACCGGATATCCTGCGTGCCGTCATAGACGCAGTACTTGTACGGATTACAGGTACCGGTGATGGTGACCGTAGCGGAGAGCCGCCCCGGCACGAATTTGACGTGCCACAGCCCCTCCCAGTACCAGGAGGGATCATCGTCAAACACGCATTGCAGCCACTTGCCCTCAAGGGCATTGTGCAGACGGCTTTGCAGTACCTTCCACAGCTTTTTCGGCGCGGTGCACAGCAGCTCCATGGTAATGGAGCGCTTTTTGTAGTGCACCTTGCCGTCCAGTGCGGTGGTCAGGTTGAGCAGCGTATCAGAGCCGGTGACATGCACAAGGGTCTCGTCCGGTTCCGGCTCGCCGATGTTCGGGCTGCCCACCTTCATGTATAGCCCCCACGTTGCAAGGGTGTCGTAGTTTCCAATCTTTGCGCTGTGGATCGCCATTTAAGCACCCCTTTCTGCCCGCAGGGTGTACACGCCCATGCTGGTATCTATGTTGGTTGCAAGGCGCGGTGTGAGCATATCGGCAACCTTTTCGCCGTCCATGACAAGCTGCCCGGTGCCGATATCCGGCAGGTGCTCGTCCAGCATATCGCGGATCTGCTGCAAGATGCCCAGCTGTGCATCCGTGCCGGTGGTCTTTTCCATGTAGCGGTGCTGCATGGCTGCCCGGGTGGAGAACTCGGTCAGGCTGTCGTACACGTCATGCCCGGCAAAGGGGCTTTCGTAGTGGCTCACAGACTGCCCGCCGCCGCTGCTCTTGCCAAATTTGGAGAACAGTGCAGCGCCCAGCGCCACCACGCCCGCCACAATGGCGATGACGGCGGCAACTTCCGGGTTTGCCATGATCAGGCTGCCCACCTTGGCCAGCAGCCCGCCTGCGCCCTCTGCGATCGCGCCCAGACTGCCCATGCTCCCGGCAAGGTTTGCAATATCCGTGCCCGCGTTGAGGGCAAAGCTGCCCATGCCGGAGCCAATGGTGTTCAGCACGCCCATGATCTTGCTGCCAACGTCGGAGACGTTGATGCCCAGATCCTGAAACGCTTTGCTCAAGCCCTTAACGTCCGTTGTAACGCCGTCTGCCTCGGCTTTGATGCCGGTGGAGAGTATCTTTTTAAAGGTTCTGAACGCCTCGCCAACGCCGCCGCCGGAATACGCCTCATTGATGGCTTCCAGCGCCTTGTTTGCCCAGTCGGACAGTACCTCGCGCTGCTCCTGTGACACCTCGCCCCACATTACGTTGACGATATCCAGCCCAAGTGCCGCCCAGTCCTGATTTTTCAGGTCGGTGTACAGGTTCTTGCCAAGCTTGAAGATACCGCTGTTAAACTGCTGCTGTGCCTTGCTCAGGTTCTCATCAATGCGTTTTTGTGTCGCCTTGATGCTCTTGTCGATGGCCTGAACGGTCTCTGTCACCTTGTCCTGCACGCCGTCAATGTAGCTGATGACCTTGGTGTAGGTCTGCCGCACGCCGTCCACAATGCGCTCGCCGGTCTCTGTGGCGGTGGTCTTGATGTGCTGGCTACCGTCCGCGTAGGTTTCCACGGACTGCTGCGTAGTGGTGGTGATGCCGTTGAAGGTCTTTTCTGCAATGGTGGTCAGTGTGCCAAGCAGGGTCTTGGACATATCGGCGTAGACCTTCTTGGTCGTGGTGCTTATCTTGCCGTTCGTGTCCGTAACTTTCTTGGTCACAAGCGTATAGGTGGTAGCAACGCCGTTGACAATCTCTTTGCCGGTCTCGGTGGTGGTCTCTGTAACACGGTCTTTGATTTTGCCCGCTGCGTCCTTGACCTTCTCATTCAAGGTCTCAACGCTTGTAGTCACCGCGCCCAGCGCGTTCTGTGCGGTGGTGGTTGCGGTGTGCGTCACGGAAGATATGACGGTTTCGGTCTTGGAGGTGGATTTTGGGGTTTTGCCAGTCTTGGGGGTTTTGCCAGTCTTGCCGGAAGGACTTATGACGATGGAACTGCCAGATGTTCCGCTTTTTTTAGCGGGCACCCATCCGTCATTTTCGTCCCAGACCATGCCACTATGGTTATTGTCCCAGTTTTTTCTGCTTTCTTTTTGAATTTTTTTGCTTTCTTGGTCTGAATTGAACGCCTTTTTATAAACGGCATCCCAGTCACCATGGAAAATGCCAATTTCTCCGCTTTTCAAAGCATCAAAAACAGCTTTCAGGCCAACAGCAGCGGATTTGGCCTTGTTTATAACGCTGGTAAGACCTGTTATTTCCCCGATAAGGCCACTCCATCCGTCAAGTTTGTATGCGTCTTGAGCGGCTATAACCATTTCGTTCAGTTTGGAAATAACGCCACCAAGAGCGTTTGTTAGATTTCCAGTCAAAAGCCCGGCCAGCTGGCTGACGTTATCCTTCAGGGTGGATATACGCCCGTTCATGGTCTGGCTCTGGGTATCCATTGCGTTATAGTAACGCCCGCCCTCCTCGCTGGCGGCTATGAGCGCCTGCGAAAGAAGGTCGTAGCTGATGGTCATGCTCTGGACTTCCTGCACCGATTTGCCGGTGTAGTCTGCCAAAATCTGATAGATATTGATGCCCGCATAGGCAAACTGCTTAATGTCGATTGCGGCAGCCTTGCCAACGTTTGCGATCTGCTGCAGGTTTGCAGCCATGCGGGACAGTTCGGCGCTGCTGCCTCCTGTTGCGGAAACTGCATCGCCCAGTGCGTTGATGACCTTGCGGGAATACGCAGCATTTTCGCCTGCGCTGATGAGCAACTGGTTTGCCTGCGTCAGGGATGCCACGTCAAACGGGGTGCGCGCCGCATCCTCCTGAATGGCCTGCATAGCTTCCTGTGCGGCCTGTGCGCTGCCCAACATATTGGTAAAGCCGGTGGTGTACTTTTCTATCTGTTCATTGTAGGAGATGCCCGTCTGAACAAACTGGACTGCAAAATCCTTTACCTTGCTTACTGCCGTTTGCGTGATGTTTGACAAGATGTTGGCTTTTGCAATCGCGCCGGTCAAAATCTTGCCAAAGCTTGCAACGCCGTTCCCGGCGCTGTCTGTTTTTTTACTAAAGCTATCCATATACTGCTGCGCAGTATTTAACCCTTTAGCCGTTGCATCCAACTGCTTTTGTGCGTCTGACAGCTTTTGCTTTAAGTCCTTGGTGGCTTTGGAGTTTTCTCCGGTTTCTTTGCTGGATTTTTGATAAGCAGCAGTGAGATGCAAAACATCGCTATACAAACGGTTATAATCCTTTGTCATGCTGGCAACGGATGATTTAGTTTGTTCTTTTGCTTCCTCGATGCTCTGCTCGTAGTCAGAGGTATCCATGCCCAAACTTGCCATCAAGTGCATAACATTTAAGCCCGTACTTCACCACCTCCGTTCTGCTCTGCGGCTTTTTTACTGTCTGCAAGCGTCTTTTCCCAACACGCCTGCGCTTCTTCCAGCGTGGTCTCGTGTCGGCGCTGGGATAGCGGCTTGTCGTACTCTGCCATGATCTCGCTGAAGGACTGCTCTACCTGCTGCCCCAGCGATACAGCACAAAGAAAAAGCATATCAGCCGTGTACAGCTGGTATGCTCTTGTGCGCTGGCGTTCGCGCATCTCGCTGATGACGAACCAGACGAAATACTTTATTCCGTAGGCGCGGAGATGCTGGAGGTCGGCGCGGCAGAGGTAGTGCCAAAACTCAGGCCGTTCAAGTCGGCCAGCGATGACAAAAAATCCTGCATATCCTCCTGCATCACGGACTTGGTAAGCGCGGTGAATGCCTTGGGCAGGGTGTCTTTCTCGCCCTTTTCCAGCGTGTACAGCTGGTGCAGGGCGTTCATGGTGCGCTGCGGGTCAAGCTTCATCAGGGGCTTGATAAAGTCCAGCGCAGCCAGCGCAAACTCGCGCGGGGTCAGCTTTTTCTTGCCCTCTGCGGTTTCGGCAGGCTCTGCGCCCAGCAGCTTCATGGCGTTGGCAACAATGGTCTCCCGGGCGGCTTTGGTCTCCGGGTTGTCCACGTTGTCCTTTGCGTCCATGATCATGCGGGTGATGCCGTCCACCGCGTCATACAGCTTGGGCAGGGCTTCCACGGGGTCAAGATTGATGGTAAGAATCATTACTCTGCCGCCTCCTTTACGTAGAACTCCATAGGCACCTTGCTGGTGTCTGTCATGTCGTAGTGACCCTTCAGGCTCAGGTTGATGTTGCCCTTGCCGTCCTTGGTGGTTTTCAGTTCCAGACCGCCATCGCTTACAGCCTTCATCAGCTTGACCGCGGCATAGCCGCCGCCGATCAGATTGCCGTGCCACCAGATATCCTGGAAGTCCTCGTTTTTGTAGTCCTCGCGGACGGTGATCTTGTTGGTTTCCACGTCTGCCGCACCCAGTTCAAGCTTAATGGTATCGGCGCTCACGGTCATGCAGGTGGTAGACATCCCGCAATCCCAGCTGGTAATGTGTTTGAGCTGGTAGGTGTTCTCAGGCACTTCGTCCAGATCCTCGCCCATGTCAACAGTGTTGGGCTTGCATCTGACGGTGATACCGCCGGAAGTCAGGCAGATCATATCCTCTGCTGCAATGGGGGTAGTGCCCGCCGGGTCAAACTTCTTCAGCAGTGCACCCGCCTGAAACTGAAGCGTTTTGAAAGCATCTGCCGAAATGGCGTGATACATTTTGTTCATGCGTTATCCTTTCTCACACCACAAAGGATGTGACGTCAAAAGTAAGGTATGTGCACAGGTATTTTTCCGGTGGATTGTCCATAGACTGCGCCCACGGGTTGCCTGCGCATAAAAGAATTGCGCCGCCCTCGCACTCGATGGTAAGCCCATCACCAAGGGCAGCGCGCATCTCGTCTGTTTTGCGGATGATGGGCAGCTTGCCGCCGTCCACCGGATACCACAGCCGAGCATGGAAGGTGCTGCTCTCGTCAAAACCTTTGGGGATGACCGGCAGCACCGTAATATAGGGCATGGAAGCGCCCTGCGGCACGAAATCCTCCGGGTATACCGGAATCTTGAACAGCATAAAATAGCTGTTCAGCGCCGTGGTAATGGCTTCTGCTGCGCCCATCAGGAAAGCACCACCTTTTTGCACTGCACAACGGCAAGATTCATCTGGCTTTCGGAGGGCGAAATCTTGTCGCTGCTCGCGGTGGTCACCTCATAGATCTGCTTATCGTCCAAACGCTTGATGTGGTCGAATGGGGACAGCTTGATGCCCTTATCCACATAGATGGAGTAGGTGGATGCCGTGCCCTGCTGCTCTGCCTGCTGCGCTTCTATGGTCTGGTCGTGGCGCTCGATGGCAAGGAACTCCATGCCGTCCTCCCATGTGGTGGTAGAGCCGAAAAGCCCGTCCGAAACCAGCTTTTTGACCATGAAGCAGAACTTTTTTGTAAAATTCTCCATCACGGTGAATTTAGTGAAATCGTTTACAGGCATTACAGTTTCCTCCATTGGTTGATCTCCCGGCGGTAGCGGGTGCAGCCGTCTGCGGGCAAGCCGTCCGTGCCGGTGGCCATGGTGCCGCTCCATCCGTTGAAGGACTGGGAAACATAGCGCCCACCGCCGGGGGTGGCTGCATCGTAGTCGGTTATCTTCTGGGCAAGCGCCACAAAATCAGGAGGGACGCGCATAGGCTGTACCGTGCCGGTAAAGGTCTCGGCGGTCAGGTCTCCGTCTCCCGCCTTGTGCACGCCGTCGTTAAAGATAGACCCGCACACAAGGAAATACTGCCCGGCTGATACCCCGGCGGGGACAGTATCTGCCGTGAAGGTAAATTCCCCGGCTACGGGGTCGTCATACCGGTCAAAGAAGTTTCGCGTGTACACGCACAGCTCCGGTACAGTCATGCGGGGTCACCTCCTTAAAAAGTGCGATTATGCGCCCGGGGTAATGGTCTGGACAGAGATGCCGTCCAGATACTCGGCAAACAGGGTAACGCCGGTAATGGCAAAGCTTTCGGACACAGCGGTGGTGTAGTTGCCCTGCGTATGGAAGCCGATCAGGTTGCTTGCCTCGCCTGCGGTGGTGTACACCAGACCGGCCTTTGCGTAGTCGCTGTCAGAGGGGTCAACGTAGTACATCACGATGTTGTCAACAGGGGTGGCAATGACCTTGCCCTTTGCGATCTCGCCATCGGACAGCAGGAAGATGGTGTTGTAGCCCATGAAGTCCTTGATATACTGGAAGCCGTACTGGTTCTGGATGGTGATGTTTGCGGTGCCCAGATACTCGGCCACGTCCAGAACGTTTGCAAAGCCCACCACGCCGGTGACGGTGCGGTGCATGTTCTTGAACTTGTTCTCCACGCTGCCCTTTGCCATTGCCAGAGCCATCTGGAAGGTCTTGGGCGTACCCTTCAGGCTGCCGGTGTTCAGGTACTTGTAGAACTTGTCGGTCACCTTTGCGGTCAGGTCGTACAGGAACTCGTCATCGGTCTTCTGGACAGCGACCTCATAGCCGTAATTCTGGATAGCCTCGATGGTGACGGCCTTGGCGTACTTCTCGATGGTGATCTTGCCGTAGTTCTTCTCTTTGACGGTGTACTGGCTGTAGGGGATCTCCTCACCCTCTGCCACGGTGCCACTCTGCAGGGTGCCCTGTGCGTACTTGCTCTTCAGCACAGTGCCGGGCTGCATACGGATGGGGCGCATGATGCCCATGATCTCCCGCAGATGATCCCAGTTGCGCTGGAAACGGGTCACAAAGTCGATCTCGCGGGGGTTGACGGTGATCTCGGTGGTGGTAATCAGATTTGCTTTTGCTGCCATAGATTATTCCTTTCCGCCGCCTGTGAACAGGTCGGCATTTGCTGCAATCGCTGCCTGACGCTCGGTTGCGTCTTTGATGTTGATGATTTGTTCTTTGGTCATTTTGGAGCCGGTGTTTGCGGGCGGGTTGTCCACCGGTGCGCCCTTGGTGGAGGTGCTGCCCACATAATCGCTCCAATCGGTTTTCAGGCTCTCGGCCAGCTTGTCCGCGTTCTTCACATTGCCCTTGCTGTCCAGTTCCATCTTGTCGATGTCCTCGCCAGACAAGCGCACGATGCGGTCAAAGTACTTTTCCAGCACACCTGCGGCTTTGAGCTGCTCCCGGAACTTTGCTTCCTTGGCTGCATGGGCGTCCTTCTTGGTCTGCTGGGTCTTGTAGTCGGTCAGCGCCTGCTCTGCGGTCTGCTTACCGCTGTTGGCTGCGTCCCGTTCCTTTTCCGCTGCAACGCGGGCGTTTTTCTCGGTATCCAGCTCGTCCCGGAGGGCATCGGTCTCCTCGTGCAAGGCGTCCAGAATGGCTTTTGCCTTGTCATCGTTAGAGGTTTCGGCGTTTTCCAGAATCTTGCGGATATCTGCTCTTTTGAGTGCCATGTGTATTTGTCCTTTCTGCCCTTGCTTGGGCTGCCATGCTTGGCAATAAGGTTTAATTTGCCGGGCGTGCTGCCGGTGTGGTGCCGCTTGCAGGGGTCGAACCTGCAACTACCCGGTTATGAGCCGGGAGCACTGCCAGTTGTGCAAAAACGGCATAAAAAAGCGGCTGACGCTGTGCGCCAACCGCTGGGTATTAAATTGACTTTTGGGATGATACCATGATAATGCGATTCCCTTTTCCATACGCATTATCGCAAAGTGCCTGAAGATGTTCTCTTGCTTTCTGCATTTCAACCAAAAGAATCCGTTCTTTTATCTCCTGCTGGTAATATGGAGATAGGTCGACACCATGAAAACTGTTTCTCCCCATTATCTCTTGAACCAACTCTTGAAATTTTTTGAAATCTTCAACTGTACAACTACATTCAAATCGAGCGGTATAAACGTTGTTATCCATACTTATTCCTCCTTGTTTCCTTCCTCTACTGCAATCTCTTGCAGTTCTTTGATATGATCTTCTACCGCCGGGCGCAGGAAGGGGCGGGGAGCCATGCCTCGAGTTGCGTGAAACTTTCCGTTAAAATCCACCCAGACCCACGGTGTTTTTCGTCCGTTGCCCTTCTCGGCAAAGATGCCCGTGCCAAGCTCAACCCAAATTGAATACAATAAGTTGGACCCGATAGTCACGGTCTTTTTTGTGAGGTCGAGGACAAAGGTCAGGCTCTGCTTGAGTGCACCGCCAACATAGCCCTCTATTCCGGTGCTGTCTGCCGTTCCTGTGGGCACAAGCAACTGGGCATAGTCCTGCACCTTCATGCCCCAGATAGTAAGCACCCTTTCCACCCACGCTACCAGCGCTTCATGCAGCTGCGGGGTGTTGTCGGTGACTTTGATGTTGTAGTTAAATTTCATGGTTTACCGAACTCTCCACGTCTTGGAATTTTTTCTTGCGCGGTAGTAGGTCTTTCCATCAAATGTCACTTCAAGTGCACCCCTGTCCATTGCAGAACCCAAAACGGAAGAAAGCGACTTTGTTTCAGCTGCCTTTTTGTTTGCGGTTGACTTTTTCTGCACATCTTTCATAAAGGAATTGACGTTTTGCCGTTTCTGTGCCGTGTTATCAGCTGCCTTTTTCACTTGATTCTGGTTAAACCTTGCAGGGCCGGAAACATATGGATTTGCAATCTTCGTCTGAGATTTTAGCTGTTCCGTTGTCAGTTCATGCAATTTATCCAGTGCCGCCGCTTTTTTCTGCTGAGTAAGATTCGACTGCTGGATTTTCTGCACGTTCGCTTCATACTCGCGCTTTGTTGCGTCGCCAGCATCAAACAACGAAAAATCATTTGCTCTTCTTACAAGCGTACTATCCAAACTTTTTGCTCCATTTGTCCCACCGCTCGCTCTCGCGGAACTGCCCGAACCTCTTTTACTCACGGTAATGTCTCCTCTCGTATTGAAATGGCTTAATTTTTGTGACATTCCAGTCAAATTCATCAGGACATTTGCCGTACCACAAAATACCGCTTGGTTGCAGCACTTCCAGAGCCTTACGGCAGTGCTTGGCAAAGCACTCTGCTTCGTATGGGTCAGATTGTGTGCCGTGGCTCGAAATGCTCACGATGGCATTTGTCGGCTCGCCGTCAAAGCACCAGTCATAGCTTTGCTCACCGCACCAGCAGAGTGTTGGGATAACGTGAATGCCGTGCGCCTGCCAGTATGCGGCAAGCCAGTGCTTTTTGTAGTGCATGAAAAGCTGCACCGCAAGCGGCATATCACTGTACAAAGAAAAATCCGGCGAGCACACTGCGCCGAACTGCTGCAAAAGGGGAATGTATTTGTCTGGGTTGTTCCAGAACCGTTCAAACTGGTAATCGTCCTTGTAGAAATGCACGCCTTTTGTGGCCTTGTCTTTGGCGGTCAGCGCATAATTGACCGGAATCCATTCCGGCTTGTCAATGCGGATGTCCGTTTCTGGCTTGATTTCAGGGATGCCATACTTGCCCACGCCCGGAAAAATCATCTTTTCGGTGTTTTCCATCGGCAGAATCACGGTTCATCCCTTCTTTCTCTTGCGCTCCTCCTCAAACCACATCTGTTCAGCTTCCGTTCCGCCCTTTGCCTTGTACCACTCGGTATAGGTCAGGTCAGATGTGACCTCTTTTGTCGTGTTGTCCCGCCGCTGGGCGTTCTGCCGGGGATACTTGACCAGCGCCCCGGTCACTTTGCAACGGCAGTGATAAACCATTTCCGGCGCTGCGTTGGGGTCGCCGGGGTACTGTATCTCGTAGCCATGCACCTTAAAAGGCTCATCTAGGTCGGCGGTTTCCTGATCCAGCAGTCGGTGCATCTCGCGGGTACGGTAGTCCAAAGTGCTGTTCCAGCGCTTCTGCACCTCAATGCCAAGGGCTTGAGCGTTGCGCAGCTGCTGCATTGTCCCAGCGTTCTGTGCGCCTGTAAGGGCTGTGATGGCGTTGTTCATCGCCCAGTGCACCTCGGTGTCTGCCATGCCCTGCACAGCCTGCACCGCAATGTCATGGACGCTCTTGCCCTGTATGATGCCCTTTGTAACGTACCGGTTGAACACACGCGCGTCATAGGTGCGGTTGCTCTCGCTCTTGATTCGCTTGTTGGGCACCAGCTTGGGGTTTTCCAGCAGCAGCCGCTTGACCGCTTCGGTGTTGTACAAGGTCAGACCGAACGCCACGCCTGCGGCCTGTTCCAGTTCGTAGAACGCCCAGTTTGCGCCAAGGGCAAAGATATCGTACTGCTCATCTCGCGCCAGCTTGTACGCCGTCTGCTGGGCTGTGGTGCACGTCTGGGTGATGTTGTCCAGCTTCTGGTGCATCAGTTCGGACTGAAACACCTGATTGCGCAGCCATGTGCGATAGTCGCTCTCGGTGATCTTCCCAGCTTCCAACTGCTGCCGCTTGTAGGCGTCCAGCTTCTGGTAGTGCTCCAGAAACTCGGTCAGCTGCTCGGTCATTTCCCGCCGGGCGGTGCCATACACCCGCAAAATGCGGCGGCGCAGCCTGTTCAGCTGCCGGGTAGAGATGCGGTCAAGTTCGCTTGTCATTCTTCACCACCGCCGGTGTCCTCGTTTTCATCCGTTTCTTCCCGCTCCATGCTCTCTGCCATCAGCGCAGCTTTGGCCTGCTCCTTCTGCTCCGGGGTCAGGTTTGGCAGCAGGTCAATGGCCATGTCCTGCCCGATGATCGGCGCCTCAGAAATCACCATTTCGACCTGCTCAGCTGTGTTGGTGATCTTGCTGCGGTTGAATGTCGGCATAGCGTTGTCAAATCCAGCCAGTGCGCAAATCTGCCGGATGAACGGCTTGATCTGCGCCTCGAAGTCGTCCGCGTTCTGGTTCAGCGGCTCATAGGCTGCATCCAGATGGTCGTTGGTGCTGTCCGCGCTGACACAGTGCACATCCAGACCGCCAAAGTCCTCATATACCCGGGTGTGGAGCAGCTCCAACAGAGCTTGCCGGGCCGTCACGGGAATCTCGGTGGTGTAGGGGGTGATCTTGCCGCCCTGGCTGGTGTCTGCACCCGCAATGTGGTACAGATTCAGCTTGGTGAGGTACTCCACGAGTTCATTATCGGTCATTCCGTTGAAGTTCTCGCACAGCCAGTAAATCTGCGCGCAGTCCTGCAGGTCATTGCAGAAGCCAGACATCACCAGATCGGTGTTGTCAATGTAGGCTTTCAGCCCCACAAGGGTGCTCTGGTGCAGGTCTGAGCCCCACAGCGGCACAATGGGAAGAGCGCTGTAGTTTTCGTCCTCTACGCTTTCCAGCCCGCCGCCGGGTGTGGTGGTGATCACGCTCTTGTATGCCTGCTTCGGCGTTGTCTCCTGCATCACATTGCCGATTCGGCTTTCCGTGTACTCGGTAAAGCCGTCCAGCTCGTACAGGATATAGTGCATATCCGTGTCCGGGTTCAGCCGCCAGAAGCGCACGCCTGCCTGCAAAAGGCCTGTCTTTTCATCGTACAGTGGCGCAAACTCGGTCAGCTTGAAAACCACCAGATGGTCGTTGTTCCAGAATCCGAAGCTCTCGCCGTGGATTAGGGCGAAATATCCGGCTTTCTGGATCTGCTCATCGAAGCTCTGCCCCAACCTTTCCTTGTCCACGCCATCGTCCGCAAAGACTACGCCGTTGCCGAGGGAGTAGGTCGCCCGCTGCTTGTTGAGCCGCCGGAAAAGATTGCTCTTGACCATATCGGGGTGTGGGGTGTCCGGCTTGGTGTTTTTGGACAGACGTTTCAGCATCAAAGCGTAAGTCTGTGCGAAGCGTTCAGCTCCCGTGTTTTTCTGGGCATCGTACAGGTCGGCGTCCAGAGCCATCTTGTAAGGCCCGGAAGCGCAGTGCTGCTGCACGAACTGCCGGATGAAATCAGGCTGTTCCCCGGCGGCTTGCGCCTGCTGAAAGGTCTGGAATGTATATACAGTGCTCAAAATCAATCCCTCAGTTTTACAAGGCGCTTTGTGCGCACGAAATAGCGGATAGCGTCCATGCAGTGGTCGTTGACCTTCAGCACGGTGTCGTCTTTGTCTGGATCCCAAGCGTACACGCCGAACTCTTCAAGCGTGTGCTTGCAGTCTTTGTAGATCTTCAGCCGCCCGGTCTGCAGCATTGTCTGCACGTCCAGAATGCCGCTCAGGACGTCGTTATTTGCGGGGGTCTGGGTAAAGCCGTTCTTGCGTAGCTCTGTAATCAGGGGCAGGGCAGAGGGGTCAACGATGACCCTTTCCGGCTTGATCCCATTCAGCCACGCCTTGAGGTCTGTGACGTACTCGCCCACGGTCTTTTGCCGCTTCTGCTCTCGCCCGCTGTAGTAATACTCCCGGGTGACGATCCAGCAGTCTGCATCTGCCTGTTTTTGGAGCAGCAGGAACACCGTTGCGTTCTGGGTGCCAAAGTCGCACGCCACATAGGCGCTCTTTGGCGAAAGCTCCGGAAGCACGTCAATGACGTGTTTCTTGCGGTCGAACACGTCATATACAAGGCCCTCGGCCACCGTCCACAAGCCCAGAATGTAGCGCTGATAGAAAACGCCGCTGTACTGGCTGCGGTATCTGGCCTTGATGTCCTCGGAAAGTGACAGGTTGTCGTCCATCGTAAAATGGAGATACATCATCTTGCGGGAACGGCATTTCCGCACCAACTCGAGATAAAACCAATGCTGTGGACTGCCCGGGTTGCAGTTGAACCAGAACTTTGACCCGGTGACAGAGCAACGGGCTGTGGCCTGATTGACGAAACTTTGCGGCATCAGGGCCACCTCGTCAAAGAATGCCCCGGCCAGTGTGATGCCCTGGATCAGGTCTTGGCTGCTCTCGTCTTTGCCGCCGAAAAAGTAAAACTCGTTGGTTCTGCCGCCCTTGCTGACGGTCATGCAGTTTTCTGCCCGATGCTCCTTGACGTTGTAGCCACGGGCTGCAAGCTGCTGCTTGAGTGTGCCCAGCACGTTGCGCCGGAAGCTGGCGATGGTCTTTCCGCACATGGCAAACTGCTGGCCGCTGTAACAGGTCATAGCCCACTGGACAAAAGAAAAGCTCATGGCAAAGGTCTTGCCAGAGCGGATAGCGCCATCGGCAATAATGCCGTTGTAACCGCTGTAGGCGCTCTGCGGTGCCCACCAGCTCAAGACCTGCTTTTGCCGCTGGCTGAGGGCTTTCCAGCGAAAACCGTTACTTTTCCGCATTGTCGTCCTCTTCCTCCGGCAGCATCTCCACGTCATCCGGCGGGCTGAGGTCTGCGGCAGCATTCAATGCCTTTATCAAACCATCATCGTGACGCTCTTCCTGCTCCGCTTCTTTCGGCTTATCGCTCCACCCGAAATTGACCTGCAAGCTGAATCTTGCCCCGCCGTTCCCATCGCGATCATAGAGCCGTTCTTCGGCGTATCTCTCGCACCGTAGTTTCGCGCGCGTTATCGTGTCAGAAAACTCAGCCTTTCCTTGATAGTCAATCAAAGATTGCCGAGACTTAAATCCCAACGCCAAAGCTAGACCGGTGACCGTTTCTGGACGTTCGTCAATTTTTATCACGTTTCCGTATTTGTCCAAAACAGGCTTTCCGGTTTCGTCTTCTAGAACGCTCCCTTCGCAGCTTTTGAAGAACTCTTCGATTTTTTTCTCAAGTTCTTCTTTGCTCTTAAAGACGGGCGGTCTGCCTATCCTTTTGCTTTTGCTGTAGGCCACCGCCACCACCTCTCTAAACTCATGCAAAATAAAAACCGCCCGGAAATCCGAACGGTCAAAATATCAAAATAAGCAGCGCTCCGTACATTCAGTTTTTCGGACAACGTAAACGATGGAGCGCCGCTGCATCCGGAACTTTCGCGGCCAGATGCCCCGCTATCTGCGCAGCCCCCTCACAGGGTGCGCAGCTGGCATTCCCGGCAGGACTCAAACCTGCAGCCTCTGGTTTTGGAGACCAGCGCTCTACCAATTGAGCTACGGGAATATAAAAAGCCGCCCTTGGAATCGAACCAGCCGTGTCTACACACACGCGCCGCGCTCCAAACTGCGCTCAGGCGGCATATAACAAAAGAAAAACCAGCACGTTTCCATGCTGGTTCTGTTGACGCACATCCTGCCGGGGGAATTATGGAAACCGGTGTACGGATTATGTGGCCTCCGGTGCGTGCGGAGGTTGTGAGGACAGGTAAGGATACCCTGCCACTCTACACGCAGCCACAAGCGGGATGTCAGCCCATGCGTCAGGTGGTCGCTGCTTCGGGAGAGCAGCGTCATGGTGCTCCGGGATGGATTTGAACCAACTACTTGCTGCTTCAATAGGCTGCTGCTCTACCAGTTGAGCTACCGGAACATAGAAGCAGCCCGCGAAACGAGAGGAAGAAAAATGCCGGTCAAGCCTTGGGAGGAAGCATTTTTGGGGGATTCGTTTCGGAGACTGCGTGGCAAGCGTCTTATCGCTTTCGGCGATTCCGCTTATACCAATTTTAGCACAATGCCTGTTTTAGTTGGATATTTGCAGTATGAAGGTGCATTGCAAAAAATCAGGGCGGGTTTTGTGCGGTTTGTGCAACATTGCCGAAGCTGTCCCATATCTCTGCCAGATAGATGCTGCCCCACTTGATGTAGATGGAGACCTGGTTCTCTTCCGATAGCCCCAATTCCTCGCAGACCTCGCGCTGCTTTTTGTTCTTGACGTAGTACAGGCACAGGCAGTCAGCCTGTTTTTTGCTGGATTTGCTTGCCGTGATACAGTACGCCCGCCGGGTGGCTTCAATGCGCAGCAGGCACAGATCTGTTTCCATCTGCTGCAGACGGCGCTGCTCGTCCGTGATATCTGTTGCGGCAAGCCCGACCTTGTCACAGGCACCACCGCCGCCGGGCATCCCGTTCAGGCTTGGGGTGGTCTTTTCGGCAACTTCCCGGATGCGCTGGATCTTCTGTTTTTGGGCTTCAACCGCCGCAGCCATATCCCGGCACTGCTGGAACCACGCCTTGACCGTGTGGTAGTCCACACCGGCGCGCGGCTTTGGCTGTTCGCTTTCAGGTGTCCATGTGCGGGTCATTTTCGTGCCTCCTGTAGTAGTTCATATCGACGGTCTGCCCGCAACAACGGCAGTACGGAACAGGTTTGTTGTCATTGACGTACTGGTTAAGCGCGTTGCATTCCGGGCAGTTCCACGACCCGGAAGGAGCATTGTCTGAGTATGGCCATAGAACGCGGCTTTTCAAAAACATCGTTTCAATGTCTTTTCTGTTTTGCGAATAGTACAAAACATCTGTTGGCTCAACTTTACATCTAACGCATATTTTCCTGAATTTTTCGTCCCATAGCTCGATACACAGTTCGGTCATAATTCCAAGAAGAAAAATCATAATTCCGAACACTCCAACATAGCAGAGCGTTGCGCCGATAACAAGAAAAACTTGGTTCATGTTATTTCTCCATTTCCTCAATCCAGATCTCCACTCTGGGGTTTTGCTTGTCGTAATCCACCCGGCTGCCATCGTGGGCGGCAACGATGCGGCTGTTGTCGTCTGCCAGTACGCCTGCCTTTACCAGGATGTCGCAGGTTGCTTCTATCAGGTTGGCAAGGTCTACCTTGCGCCGGGTAGCCATGTAGTACACGCACCGCACGTTCACGCGGGCAGAAATAGGCTCAGGCGGGGCGCGTATCTGCCACAGGCAAGCCGGTCTGGTAATCCTCAAACGCCGCGCTAGGGGCTACAAAGCGCCGTCCTCCGCGTCCTTGCAGAATGCGTGCACTGTTTTTCTTTGTGCGTGGATCACCGTAAAGGGTCAGGTGCATTTTGGTCTCCCATCAAATCATCTATGTGCATTTGCACCGCCTGTTCCGGCACATCTTCCCAGCCGATGCCGATATAGTCCAGAACACGCCCCCATCCGTACCAGTTACCGTTTTCATCGCGGCAGACGTGCTTCATCCAGAACTCCCACTCTTTGGGGTTCGTCTCGCGAAGAACGTCAAACCGGTGCGGTCTGCCCTCTATGTGGATGCCAAAACCGCACATAGTACAGCCGGTACGCTGTGCCTTTGTGGTGTATAGCTTGCCGTCTCTGTCTTTTGCGATTTCGCCGTATTCGGCAGGCACGGGCACATCAAGGTCAAGTGCAAGCTGCAAGACGTCTTGTCGGTCAAATATGGCAAAGGGCGCGCTGCGTGTGGTGGTCTTGCCGAAATAGTTGCAGCCGTGCATCTTCAGGCTTTTCTCTCGCCGTCCACCCTCGCTTGCCATAAGTCCCATGTAAGGCACGCTGTTATGGTCTCTTGCCCAGTCGTTGCACGGCTTTTCCTTGAGGTAGTAGCAGCAACGGTCTGACACCTTGAACGGTGCAGCTTGGTATCCAAGCGCTGCGCCCTCTGCATCTGCGCCGCCAAAAAGGTCAAGCCACTTCTGCGGCAGTTTCATTCGGCTGTTTTTCTGCCAACCGCCGTATTCGCCGGTCTCGCCGGTAATGATTGCGTGCCGAACGGTTGCGTTTTGCTCTGTCGGGTTTTGCAGCAGCATGATCTTGCCTGCCTTTTCCTTGCTGATCACGGGCCAGCCAAACTCCTGTAAGACCTGCACCTTGCTTTTCAGCGGCTTCAGGAACACGAAGGACGGCGCTTCACCATCGCCCATCCAGTTTTGGTATTCGGATGCCATCTCCGCTGCAATCTGCTTATGCACCTGCTGTACGCCCTTGCCCTCCAGAGAAGAGCAGGACACGCAGGTGACAGGCAGCCCGATGCTCTCCAAAAAGTAATGCAGCGTGATGGAATCCAGACCGCCCACCGAAAGATACACGCCCTTGTCGTTCTCCTTAGCCCAGCAATAGAACGCCTCTGCCATCTCCTGTGCGTGCGCAACCTTGCGCTTGTAGTCCCACTTCTGCATCGTCTGAAAACGCTCGATGTTCGCCAAAGAGCCGTTTTCAGCCATAATTTCCTGTACAGTTCTCATTTGTCTCCTCCGTTTTTACCCAAATACTTTTTCTTGCCACGTTCCCGGTGCTTGTCCTCGTAGTCGTAGCGGTAGACCCTGCCGTATACCATCATCTGCCGGTTATAGTCCGTCTCTTTGGCGTGCTCTTTGCGCCAAGCTGCAAACTGTGGGCAGCTGTCGTGACACGCCGGATACCGGGCAGGGCAGTCTTTGCAGCATGGATTTGTCAAGGGTCATCTGCCCCTTTCTTGTTTTTCCGCAGGCGTTCCCGGCTGCGTGCCATGCGCTCCGGGCTTAAAATATCGTTGCCGGATGGCTGTGATCTGTCTACGCGTGTGCCTTTTGCCCGGCTCCCGCCGATAGGGCAGAGCTGGTTATACTCCGCAACGGTCTTGCAGTTAAGTCCTTCCGCTTCTTCCAATGCCTTGCGGACATACGCCCAGCTGCCGCCGCCCAGATCCACACACTTGTTCATGACCGCGCACACAAGATCTGCGCCCATGCGCTCTATGTAGCCGGTCAGCTCTTTTTCTCCGGTCTTGCTCAGCTTGCTGACATTCTCCCGAAAAAAATCCACTAGAGATTTCGTCGTCCTCGTCCCTGTATAGGAGGAGTCATCTTTAGATGACGACGACTTATCTATATCTAATATCTTATCTCTAATATCTGTATGGACATTTTTGTGGACGTCTGTGTGGACATCCTGTGGACATTGTCCACAGTGTTCTGCATCAATTTGACGCTGGTTCGTTCTTTGCAACTTTTTTTGCGCTGCATAATCTGTCTCACTTCCGACCATTTCCGAGTGGTTTGCAAGCACCAGCGTGCCGTCTTTTTCCTGATAAATCAGCCCAAGTTTCGCGTAAAGTCCCAGCGCGACGCGCACCGTATCGTTAGAAAACCACTTAGTATCGCGCTGAATCTTGTCCACGTCATACGGAATGATCACTTCACCAATCTGGCGCGAAAGCCTTCCGTTGGTGTTGATAGTCATAAGGCAGAGCATCTGGTAGAGCACCACATAGTTTGCGCCGTTTTTCTGCCCCATGAGAAAATCCACCGCGTCAGACCGCATGAAGCTGTCCTTGAGCTTTATCCAGTAGTATCTTTTTCCTGTAGCCGTATGTATTCACCTCCTTCCGCGCGCCCGTATAGCCAGATAGCGCAGCTCTTGAGATGTTTCAGTCTTTGCTTACGTCAATCCCCGTAATTTCCTTGAAAATCGCCGCATCGAAGTTCGGCAAACTGAGGATAACGTTTCGATCATCGGCACTAAGCCCCGCCCACCACTTCCGGGCGTTGTCCGCTGTTGTGCGCTCCTTCAGATAACCGCCAGTCGTTTCAGCTTCAGGGTGCGCCGCCTTTTCTTCATCGGTCATACTGTCGAACCAGACGTATTCAAGCGGGCAATCGTCAATCTTATTCAGCAGATAGCGGGCGCGGCAGTTAAGCCAATGCTCAAGCGTCCAGTCAGTGGGCTTGTTGAACATATAGATTTTGGGAGATGCCGTATTGAAACAGCCATTGGAAAAGGATGTTTTGTTCCAGTCGCCGCTGTTGCAGTTGCCGCTGTTCCAGTCGCCGCTGTTCCAGTCGCCGCTGTTCCGGTTGCCGCTGTTCCGGTCGCCGCTGTTCCGGTCGCCGCTGTTCCGGTTGCCGCTGTTGCAGTTGCCGCTGTTCCGGTTGCCGCTGTTGCAGTTGCCGCTGTTCCAGTCGCCGCTGTTCCGGTCGCCGCTGTTCCGGTTGCCGCTGTTCCGGTCGCCGCTGTTGCAACGTCCAGTGCAAGCCCTTCCCGTGTTCACGATCTCAAGGACTTCAGCCCAAGGGATTTCCCGCACGATTTCCAACTTGTTCGTTGCACACTTATCCTCACCCTCTGCAACCGTACCGTGGGCAATCACTTCAGCAACGTGGTTATTCGGGTCAAAATCATAGTAACGGAAACAGTCAGCGGCATTCTTACAGAAGTGCATCCCCACATTGCAGACAGACGGGTTTACATCCTCTTCAAAATTGCCGGGGCAAGTATACTGTTTGCCCTTACACGTCCAATCAGGGTTAAAAACCTTATAGCCTTTCACGCTCATTTTTATCTCCTCCTTCAGAACGGCAGGTCGTCGGTATCGGATATCGCGGCAAAGTCATCCATGCTTCCCTGCGTGTAGGCGGGCTGCGGAGCGTTCTGCGCGGCTTTTGCCTGTTGTATATGGCTGGTAGTCTGCTGCTCGTAGGACGCGGCAGCGGGCTTGTCTGCCGCCTTAGCGCCTGCAAAGCTGATATTGTTTGCCACAACCTCCACAGCGGTGCGGTTGTTGCCGTTCTTGTCCTGATAATTCCGGGTCTGCAAGCTACCCTCAACGGCGATCAGGCTTCCCTTCTGGAAGAACTTGCAGATAAATTCTGCGGTCTTGCCCCATGCCACGATATCCACAAAATCAGCCTGACGCTGCCGGCCCTTCGGGGTATAGCTGCGCTCGCAGGCAATGCGGAATGTGCACACGTTGGTGCCCTGCTGGGTGGTGCGGAGTTCCGGGTCTGCCACAAGGCGTCCCATGATTGCTACAATGTTAAGCATGGTTCGGTTCCTCCTCTGCACTGTCGCCAGCGCCAGCCTCGTAGTCAATGTTTGCGCCCATGAGCACCTCCGGGCATTCAGCACGGGCAAAGTAGGCTGCTGCACGGTACTTGAGCATCATCTCGGTCATCTTCGGCCAGTAGCTGCCGTTTTTATTCCACCAGCCTGCATCCTTTGCCATCTGCACCGTGACCTTCGGTCCTTCTACCTTTTCGCCGGTCAGCTTGTCCACTGCGATCAGGCGGCAGCCCCATGTGTCCGTGCCCTCTTGACCTTCCATGCGATAACGAGAACGCCCTGCAAACTGTCCGCTGTTGTCGATAAGCGCTTTGCAGCTTTTGCCGCTCCAAGTGGGCTGACCGTAAACAACGTAAAGGTTCTGCATCACGAACAACTCGGTGGTTCCCATTCGCTGTGCCATGTCGCAGGCAATGGCGCAAGCACCAACGTTGCCCGCGTAAGTCTTGGGCAACCAGCCGTCCGGCAGATTGGACAGCGCAACAGCCTTGGACTTTGCCAGCTGCCAGATCCGTTCGTCTGCGGTCAAGCCCTGCACTTTCTCAGCGTAGGAAAGGGCGCGATGTGCGGGTGCGGCAGGGGGATTGACAGGAGTAATGGTTTCGGCGGGCGCTTCGGGCTTCTGAAGCTGCTCAACAGGGGTCTTTTCGATTTTGGTCTCAGGCATGATGGATCTCCTCCTCAGTGTATTTTACATCGATGATATGTGCATAACGCTTGATTGCGTCAAGCTCTGACTTTGTGCACCGGAATACGATTTTCCGGTCTCGCTGCTCTTCTTTGCGGACAAACTGGTCAAAAAATGGGTCGTCATACTCATCTGGGATTGCGACATTGTACGCAACGCTCGGCTTTATGAGGTTGATCTGCGTCGGGTTTTGCTGCACGCCCTTGTAATTGTCCGGCAGGCCATTGATGACTGCTTCCCGCAACAGGGTGCGGTACTCAATCATGTAACAAAAATCTATGCTTTCATACGGTTCAGGCATGATCTCTGCACCGCCTGCGGCGTGGATGATGTCAATATCGCACATCATGCTGCCCACCTTGCGATAGATGCGGTCTATGACCTCGCGGCTCGCGGTGTCATCCATACTGCCGTTCTGTGCAAAATGCGTGAAATATGCCACTGCTCCGTTGATTGAGCTGGCAAGTTCATTGCCGGCACTGATAAGCCTGAACAGCATATTCTGCGGCTTGATGTAGTAATAGATACCCTCTGCCTTGTTGGAAAGTTCCTTAATACTGGCACGCCTTGCAAGGCGCTTTTGTGAATCGCTTTGCATAAAAATTCACCTCATATAAACAACATTCATGCTGGAATCAAATACCTTGTACAGATAGGCGGGCTCTCGCTTCACAAGTTCGTCTGTAATGATGATCGCATCCGAAACGTCTGCGATATTCTGCAATGAAACAAGGTCATCCGGCTGCTTTTTGGTCAGATCATAGACCTTTAAAAGTGCCATGTGCTCACCTCCTGTTGTTGTGGCGCCAGCCAAGGGCGATGTACCCAAGGTTTGCGCACAGAACGATAAAAATTAAGGTTTTCACGTTTTACCTCCTTGCGGTTTGCCGCACGTTGTGGTATTTTTGTGGTGATGGGGCTCAACCATCAACCTTTCTCTTTGACCCGCTGGTACTGGTAATACCGGCGGGTTTTTGCTTGCTTTTGCCCGCCCTCTTGTGGCTGGCGGCGGCAGACTGTCCACCTCATCGCGCTTTATGACTTCTTGAAAAAATGAATACTTGTGCGGCTTTCCTTTTTTACTGCGGCAATGATAAACCGAGGATGCAAAACTGTTTGCACTTTTATACCCGAGCCGCCGGGCGCACATATCAGATGTGCCGGATGCAAGCAGATTTCCGTTTTTTGCATCATACACGGTGTACCACATCACATAATGGTAGTAGTCAGCCATTGTGTACGTCCTCCGCGTTCTCAAGCGCCTGCTGCAAGTCCTCTACCATGATGGCGTAATCGTCAGACATGGCTTGCCACATCTCGCTTTGAAACTGATAGTAAGCGTTGTCGGCGCGCAGTTTGTGGCGGCGCTGCAGCTTCTGGTACTGCGTAATAAGCGCCTGAATGTGCTCTTCCAGCGTCATGTTACCCAGCCTTTCTGTGGTTTGCAGGCTTGACGGTGTGCTCAGGCTGCTTGTGCACCTTGCTACAGCGCTTGTACTGCTGGTTCTCTCGGTGCAGTTCGTACAGGCTCAAGGCAAGCCCTGCAGCCGTGCAAAGCACAGCCCACAGCACCAGCGGGGCGCGGGCAGCGGCAGCGCCGTAGGCGTATCCGCCCCAGACCATCAGCAGCAGGGTGATGCCAGCCTCAAGCAGATCCAGTGCTTTCATGCCCAGCAGAAAACCGCACGCCGCGAAACCGGCAATCGTGATAGTGTTCAGTCGTTTCATATTCCGTATACCACCTTTAATTTGTAGAAATCCTTCAGCCACGCCACAAACCCGGCGCGGGAGATCAGCGGCGCGGCGGTCTTTGTGTCCACAGAGGGAACAGACCACCCTGGAAACATCCCCGCTTGAATCATGGCCATAAGTGTGGGTTCACCTACAGATATCTGGTTTGCCCGCATGACCTCGCAGCAGTCGTGAATGCTCATTGTGGGACGCATGGTGCATCCTCCTCTCTTTTTAATAAAATGTCTCCTCTTTGCTGTGCCATTGCTTTGCTGCGCTTGCTCCGCACGTCGTTTCCTTCGCAAATCACATCAGCGCTTTTCTCTGCCATTCCTTCGCCTTGCTGCGCTGTGCTTCTCGGTGCCTTTGCTACGCGTATCGCGGCCCAGCCTTTCCATTGCCACTCCTAGCGTGTCACAGCTCCTCAGTGCCGCCGCATTGCTTCGCCAAGCTTCGCTTTGCCATTGCTATTCGTCGCTTTTCTGTTCACTGCTCTGCCACTGCACAGCAGTTCACCTCATAGCCTTTGCTTTGCACCGCCGTGCCTTGCCTTTGCCGGGCTGCGCAACGCTGAGCCATCGCACGGCCAATCGAACTCAGCCTTGCCACTGCAACGCACTGCCACGCTCTGCCTCCGCGAATCAGGGCCGTCAATGCCATGCCGTTACCTTGCTATGCACCGCCATGCCCTTGCTCTCAGGTCTTCACCTCATAGGCAGTGTAGGTAAAGCGGCCCTTTCCGCTGTTGCGCCACTGGCCGATGCCGCGCAGAATGCCATAATCCAGCCACTCACGCACAACCTTTTCGTGGCTGTCGTCAAGAAGGATTACGTCAAACTCGCATGTGCTTCCCGCCGGGATTTCCTCACTGTTGACAAGGCTCACGCGCTCGCCCTGTGCGGTCTGAGCACGCAGCGGACGCTGGCAGTCGCGGATCTCTCCGTTTGTCAGAATCGGAATCATGCGGGGCTGAATGAAGATCAGGCCGTCAATGACCTTCTTGTAAGCAGTCAGCTTGCCGCTTTCGTTCACGGCCTTCTTCTTGCCAGTCTCGGTCTTGCCGCCGATGCGGGAAAGCATGCCGCAAGCATCCTTAAACATGCCTTTGATCTGGTAATCGTAAAAAATCGGATTGCCGTCCGGGTCACGCGGGAAAACGGTCATGCCCTTGTCAGCTACCGCATCAGGGCCAAGAGCCGCCACTTCATCCTCGATGGTTGCAGCATCCGGCGACTTGCTGGCGATAAACTCGCGGGCCACATTGGGGTTTGCGGGCCATGTGCCAAGCACCGGCTCAATAAACGTAGCTTTCACATGCAGTTTTTTCATAGTAACCTCCAAAATAAGTTTGTATTCTTACGCCACGCCGTGGTTTTACCGCTTCAAAAACAGGTTCACAAAGTAGATCTGACCTTTGCCAGTCACCTTGGGGGTCTTGTTGATGCTGGTATGCCCATCGGAGTGCACCACGGTGGTCTCCTTGATCTCAAACAGACCCTGCTCCACGGCGCGCTGCGTTGGCATATTGTAGTCGCTGCGCTTTGGGTCTCTGATGAGGTATCCGTGCTCCCGCATCCAGACAAACAGCCGATTCTGCCCGATCTGCACGCTGTTCTGGCACAGCAGCTTTGCAAGTTCACCCACAAGGATGCTCTTCTTGCTGGCGTTTACCGCGTCTGCAAAGATGCCCTTGGGCGTAAGTTCCGCGATCTGCCGGTCTTTGTGCTCCAGTTCATCGTGGGCGGCAATCAGAGCCTGCGCCATCAGTTCAGCCCGGGAAAGCTGCGGGCGCTGCGCCAGCTGCTTCTCCATCTCATTAAATGCCGCAATGTACTTCAACTTCCATTCCAGCGCTGCCTTGCCGGTAAAGCCCATGGCCAGCAGCGAAAAGCCGTCCCGGTTCATCAGGTACTCCGGGAACTTCTGACCGCGATACTCGAACGTGGTCTCGTGGAAGAATTTAGTAGCCGAATTTTCGGCCACTAAAATCTGCCGAATGGCTGCGAGAACGTGCTTGTGTTCCTTGCCGAAACTCTCGGCAATCTGGCGGCTGGATGCTACCGGCTCGCCGTTCTGGGTGGATAAGATGATGTCTGCCATATTTTTTTGTCCTCCTTTTCCTTAATCAGTTCGCTGACTGCGGCTTCCATCTTTTCCCGGATGCCGTGCGGCTTGCGCTTGCTGTTCAGGATCATGGAGCAATAGCTCTTTGTCCATCCCAGACGTTCTGCAAGCTGTTCCAGCGTGACTTCGTTGTTGTGCATTTTGCCGATCAATCGACCAGTCCACGGTTCAGGCACTCTTTCACCTCCCTGTTTGTAGTTAATAAATTGACAACGGCGCACCGATTTGCTATACTGTTTTACGGCTCCTAGTTAAACTGATTCAAAAGGACGGTGATTTCATTGACCCAACTTTTGAGCCAGCCAGTTCCAGACACGAGCAAGTGCGTGAAGCGCTAGGGCTTACAAGGCGGTGCCGACCCGCCAAAGGAAGCGGCGTACCCATAGCCCTGCAAGTTGTTTTTGCAGCCATTGCGTTACTTTTGCGCCACGGACGGCGTAAAAGACGTGCAAACGCGCAAGTTTGCATTACCGCAAAGGTGCAAGTGCGTTCTGGTGACAAATCGGTGAAAAGTCTGTCTGTGAAACAACCGCAGGCAGATTTTTTCTTGTCGCCGTGTCAAAATACTGTTGCAAATGTTCACAAAACGTGCTATTATGTAATTGCAAGGTTACCAATAGCATTCGGACGCCCCGATTTCTGTTCGGGCGCTTTTCGTGTTGCGTTTGTTCACAATCAGTGTCTGTATTATAGCGTAAACAAACGCAACAGTCAATAGATTTTGTTGCGTTTGTTGCCTATTTGTAGACTTGCACAAAAACGGGGGTGGTGTTTTGTTCTATTTGAACTTCGTTCGCCTTTGCAATAGCATTGGCAAGTCGCCATCTGCCGTAGCAGAGGATATGGGGCTTCAGCGCTCTTCTGTAACAAGATGGGCAAATGGAAGCGCCCCGCGAAAAGCAACGGTTGAAAAAATCGCAACCTACTTTGGAGTTGATTCTAAAGAGCTCACCGGCGAAGAGCAAAAAGAAAAGCCCAACGCCTTGGACGGCATTGAGCTAGAGAAGTTGTCACCCGCCCGCCGGGCGCTGCTTGAAAAACTCGGCGGGATGGATGATGTTCAAATTATGAAGTTGATTAGCGTTATAGATAGCGTTTTAGAGGTAACTCAAAAATGAGCGATGTGGACTTCTTTTTAAATAAAGGTGAAAAGAAAGCGTTGGCTGCATTAAACGATCATTATCCTAAACTTGTTCAATACGATGATGACCCCGAAGCTTTTAACCGTTTGGAACTTTTTGGACTTGCAGAAATTCATCATGAGCTTTTGGAATCTGGTGTTTGCATAACCGATAAAGGGCTTCAAGTTTACCGCAAACAAAAATTTGCTTTGGTTCGTACAATGCTGCACAGTGTTGTCTATCCGCTTATTGTAGCGGTTCTTGCGGCTGTTATCACCGCAAGAATCACAGTTATAAGTGAAATGCAAGCCAGACCCCAATATGGCTCCCAATCCATGTCCCAATCAACATTCCAATGATATCTGTCCATATTGGATGGTTTATAACAAAATCTTCCATCGGATAGAGTATAAAATTGTTCAGACAGTCCCGGAAAAAGCGCTTTACATGGTGCTGGTTTTTGGCTTCTACCAATTTTCCGTTTTCATCGAAATCTAAAAGAGTAAGTTTATATGACCAGAACATGTTTAATCCTTTCTGTTACGATTTGAAGTTGTTCTTCATCCAAAGAGAGTATTTTTGAAACAGCCAAACAAACAAGTTCTTCGTGCGACGGATTTTGCTTTAGTATAACACATTCTGCAAACTTTGTGCTAGAATCTTGCACTTTATTTTCCCCCTTTGGCTAGATCATTGATAATTTAAGGTTTCCGGCAGCTGTTTGGCTGCCTATTTTTGTTATTTTGAGGTGGTGCGGTATGGGGCTTTTGTCTCTTGTTTTCGGGAAAAATCCATCTTTAAAGGATGAAGCGGAAAAAGATTCTGATTTGGTTGTGGAATCTCCAAGCACAGAAGAAAAGCCAAACTTTGAAAAGCCTTTTGTAGATGAACCTCCTATTCCAGAAGAGGACAAGAAGTTTTATGAAAATCCAGAGTACTACTCTGCTTTTGTTCCTTCATTTTCTTTCAAGGCTAAAAATGGAATGTTGCCTGTGCAGTCATTTGCAGAGCGCAAAAAAACCTCTTATCCGTCACCTAGAGGTCTATATATTGGAGAAATAGCGCTGATTCATTACTGTTCTTTTGGAGATTACCCAAATCCAAAGCATAAATACCCCGGATTTTGGTGGTTTGAATATGGGATGAAGAACGTAAACTTTTATCTGGAATCCCTTGAAGAACGGGGATTTATCCAGATGCAAGAAAACGGAAAGTACAAACCGACTGAACTTGGGAATCAAGAAGTAACCGACAACTACTATGTGGTTTACATGAGAAATGCACCCGGAATGACGGTTGACAATCTTGAAGCATCTGACGATTTCTCTGTATGGGGTATAAATCGACGGCTTGCTGGCGGTGATCCGCGAAACTGGGAAGATGTTGTAAATCAAATATGGAGTGAGATTGACGAATACAAGGCTCGCAAAAAGGCTGAAGAAGATGCAAAACTAAAAGCTATTGGCGTTGATGTGGATAAATACCGAAAAAAGCCGGATTCATCATATTTAAACTGGGATGAACTTGGCTTTCGTGACGGGCTGCGCCGCGTTTCATCTGCTCTAAATATAGATACATCTTATGAAGATAAACTCCCGATTGGATATCTTCAGGCGCTTATGCGCAGGGTTCTGGACACCTTTTTAACTCTTGAAAGGTCAAAGGATGTTTCTATATTTTTTGATAAAATTGATTTAATCAAGCAAGACTTGAAGCAGCTTTCTTTGGCTGAACTCAAAGGCGTGAAGTTTAGTTATAGTCCGTCTTTGCTTCTTTGGAGCGTTGAAACGCACCAGAAAGATTTGTTTCGCATTGTTGTTGAAAATACAACAAGCGCTCAAATGGACAAAATCTGTTCTTTGAAAACAGATCACGGCCGACTGAACTCTAACAAGCACTGGAAGGAATCCATTGACTTGCTTGCTGAAAACCTTGACGATGAGTTAAAAGCAATCATTCAGGATTCTTTTGCTGAACTTGAAAAATCTAGAGAAGAGATGAAGAGCGATGCGTGATATTGATGGTCGCAAGCTTGTTTACAACTGCATTTTACAACCGATTGTTGTATTTGTCAATCGATTTTAATGGCGAAAAAAATCGCCAAAAATTTGAGATTTGCGCTGAATCGCGCGATTTACGCGCACTTTTAAGCGAAAAACGCGCGGTTTACGCTGACTTGGCGCAAAATATGCGCGTTGTTACTGGCTGTCGGTGTCCAGTTGCTGCATTTTTTGCAACAACTGAGCGGCGCACTCCCCGCCGGGGCTTACCGCTGCGGCGCGCAGGGTGTGCAGGCCGGTGATCTTGCGGTTAGCGTACATGGCGGCAAGGGCTTGCTGCTCCGGGGTCATATCAACGTAGCAGGCAAGCGCGGCGCGGATGTGGTTGCAGAAACAGGCGGTCTTGTTGGTCATGGCTCAATCCTCCCAAGGCTGCGGGGTGTTGGCTGTGCCGGTAAGCACGCTGGCTGGCATTCCGTCAATGATGGTCATTTCCGGGTCGAGGTTGCTTGTTTTACCGTTTTTCATTTTGCTTTCCTCCTGATTTTTGGTAATTGTGTCAACTTATGTTCCAAATTCTACCATGCGCCAGTGGAAAATGAAATCAGAGAAAATTTTGTAGAATGGCGCAGATTTTTTCTGCGCCATTTTTTGCTTTTACCACGCATTATATTTGAGGGGGAAGGGTGTATATGAGTTATTTTACAGCTGCAAAAATTGGTGCTGCGCTTGCAAAGGCGCGTGTGCAAGCGGGATTGAGCCAGCGGGAGATGGCGTGCATGATCGAGAAGAACGAGCGCACCGTGCAGAACTGGGAGAAAGGGCAGTCCAGCCCGGACAGTGACGAGATCATGGACTGGTGCAAGGCGTGCGGGGTGTCACCCATCACGGTATTTATGGAGGTGCTGCACCCGGACTTGTACGCGGTGCCAGATCAGCAAAAACAGGACGACGAGATAGATAGGGAGCTGTGCGCTATTGTGCAGGCGCTTCCGCCTCTGACGAAACGTCTGCTCCTTTTTGTGCTGAAGGGGCAGCATGGCAGCAGCGCCCCGGCGGTCATTTCCGAGATGGCTGCAAATCTGCACTGCCCTCTCAACAATCGCGTCAGCATTTGCGGGACCATCATAGACCAATACAGTTTTGCCCAGATCAGAGGACTTGACCCCTGCCCGGACGACCCTCAGCCGCCTATGGAGGACCTGAAGATCAATTACAAGGCCGGGCGGACTGCCGCTGAGAATGGCGCTCTGGGCTATATAGGGCACCGAAAGGAGTAAGGTTATGCAGTGCATCAGATGCAAGCGAGAGATCCCGGACGGCGCTGCATTCTGCCCTTGGTGTGGCAAGCGCCTGACGGATACCGCACCGCCCGCGCAAAGAAAAAAGCGCCGCCGCCCAAAGGGAAGCGGCAGCGTGTATAAATTGAACGGCTCAAGGGCAAAGCCGTATGTTGCGCTTACTGCGCATAGGGAGGTTCTGGGCACGTTTGAAACGGCGGGGGAAGCCGTGCAAGCACTGGATACATACAACGCCCAGAACACTCCAGCAGCGCGTTTGAAGTGTACATTTGCAGATGCTTACGCGCAGTGGAGAGCACAGCCAAAATTTGAGAAGTTAAGCCCCGACATGAAAAAAGGGTATGAGCTGGCGTACGCAAAGTCTGCATCTTTGTATGACCGACAATTGCGGGAACTGAAAGCGGCAGACTATCAACAGATCATCGACCAGATGGTTGAAAAAGGGCTTTCCAGAAGCTCCTGCGAGAAGCAGCGCACGCTTTTCAGCCAGATTTGCGACTGGGCAATGGCGCAGGACATTCTAAACAAGAACTACGCTATGCTTCTGCAGCTCCCGGCGGCTACAGGAAAAGCGGAGCGCACCCTGACCGCCCAAGAGATCGAGCAGATCAGCAGCCGACAGAACGACCCGAAATTTGGGCAGACGGCGCAAATATCGCTGGTCTTGCTATATACAGGTATGCGTATAGACGAGTTGCTTTCTATGCGCTGCGAGGATGTGCACCTGAAAGAGCGGTACATGCAGGGTGGCGAGAAAACGGAAGCGGGAAAAAACCGCATCATTCCGATTCTCGAACCGGTTTACAAGATCATCGCTTTTTGGATGATGGACAGCGGGTGTGAGTGGCTGATACCGTCCAAAGCTGGCACAAAGCTGGATAAGCGCAACGTAGCTACAAAGTTTCGCGCCCTGATGAAGGAATGCGGTATAGAGGGCGTGCACCCGCATACGTTGCGCCATACCGCCAGCAGCAAGATGGTGGAGTGCGGTCTGGAAACGACTGCGGTGCAGGCAATTTTGGGGCACAAGAACTTTTCCACAACCGCGAATAAATATGTCTCCCACAATGACCCGGAATACTTGTTGCAAGAAATGCAGAAAATGAAGTACTGAATTGTTAGATTGCTTGTTAGATTACAACGTGATTTTGGGTGTTTTCAGACGTTTTTAAACATAAAATAAAACGCACAGACGAGTTTGAATTATCGTCTGTGCGTTATTTTCTGGAGCTGGTGACAGGAGTTGAACCTGCAACCCACTGATTACAAATCAAATTTATTTCACGAGTTAACGAAACAATTTGCAAAATCGTTAGATTACTGTTGGCTTATAAATGACATAAACCAATATGACTACTTATGTAAAATTAGCACATTTTGCTTATCTTTACAAGTTGCCTATCTTTTTCATCACAAGCTCGTATTCCTTTGGGTATGCGATTTTTATTGCGCTCATGTGCCTGTCCAGTACCTCCATCAGACCGCTGAATGGCACAGCGCTTGCAGCCTCTACAAATTCACTCTGCGGTTCTTGCGGTCTTGTAGAATACTCCATCTGCATGACTGGTTCAGGCTGCGGAGCGGGGATGTTTTCCCGGATTTCCGCTTCGCTCAACTCATTTCGCACAGTGCAGAGGGCGGCAAGCTTTTCCACACTCTGCCAGTTCGTTTCTTCGCATTTTAGCTTGCGGATGTGTTCATTGATTTCCACGATGTCCATGCCTGCCGCCCCCCTTATCACATATTGTTCAGGATGTCCAGAGCGCGCTTGTATGCGTCACGCTCGGCGCCGGTCGCGTCCTGCATCATGTTTTCGATGTCAGAGATCATCTTTTCCCGACCATCGCCGCGCGAGTAGTGACCGCGCACATAGTGCCGCCCACGGTTTGCGTAGCTGTTGCCCCGGTTATAGTTTTCGGTACGTCCGTAGTTGCCGCGCATATCAGCTTCCCACTCGCCAGCGCGGCTATAATCGCCGTCCTCCAGCATCATGATCTTGTCGATATTTTTGATGGTGTCGGTCAGCTTATGTACGGTATCCAGCACGCGCTCGTTCAGGCCGTTCTTGGCATCGCGGTTGTACTCGTCCAGCTCCTCGCAGAGCATTTCACGCAGATCATAGAGATTCTTACTCATGTTGTACTCCTTTCCTTATGCAACGCGCTCAACGATCAGATTACTGTTTGCAATGCTGATTGCCTGCGTGCTAGTGTTTTTGAGCGCCACAGTAACGCAGCAGCCACGGGGAACTTCCACAAACACCGCCGTAAAGACGTTGTTATACTGATCCACTGCCGCCGGGGTGACGATAGCGGTCGCGCTGTTGAGCGCCTCGCCGCCGACAGCCAGCGCCACGGAGATAGCGCCCACAGTGCCGCCGGTAGGGATGGCGATGTTGCCGCCAAAGCTTACTTTATACATAGCTTTGCATTGGCTTGTGAGCCCGCGCAGCGTCACATTGCCAGCACCTGCTCGGTGGTTGATGCAGTTTGACCCCTTGATAGCTGTTTCAGTCAAGGGAAGATTCTGACCGGCTGCCACGGTCTGGATCGTGGTAGAGGTAAATTCAGCCATTTTATCGGCTCCTTTCATAATAAAAACGCCGGGACTTTTGCCCCGGCGCTCTGGTTTGCAAAATCAGCTCAGGGGCTGAACAGGCTACAAATTGTAGTCAGTTGCCGTTATTCGGTTAGGCGCAACCGTTGCAGCCGCAGCCGGTGCCGCAGTTACCGTACTGGTAAGGTGCAGGAACCTGGAATGCGGGCACGGGGCGCGGATTGTAGTAGGCCAGCTGACCGCTCATGTAGGCCTTGAGCGTTTCGTTCTGGGCTGCCTGAGATGTCGCAAGCTGTGCTAAGAACAGCTGCTGACCCTGCTCAGCAATCTTTGCGTCCTTTGCCTCGATGCGCTGTGCGGTCAGGGCGTCAAGGATGGCGCGGGCGTTCTGGTTCTGGTTGTCGATGATGTCCCGGGTGGTGTTCTGCACCGTGTTCCGGGTCTCGCAGGACTGGGTGGCCAAATTGTAGTTGACGCCCTGAATGGCGGAGCGGGTTTCGCAGCAGCACTCCTGCTGCTGCATCTGCATTGCAAACAGCTGCTGCATGAACGCCGCCTGCTGGTTTGCGCGGCTGATCTCTGCGGACATAAAGCCGTTGTTCACGGTCTGCTGCACGCCGTTGACAAGCTGCGCCTGCTGGTAGAAGCCATCGCACAGACCGCTGTTGATACCGTCCATCTTGCGCTCGATGTTGGCAAAATCGGAAGTCAGGACGTAGCCGTCAACGACACCGGCACCGGTGTTGCCATTGCCGCCCCAGTTGCCGCCCCAGCCGCCGCAGAAGGCGAACAGGAACAAGATGATGATCCACCATGCGCCATCATTGCCAAAGCCAAAGCCGTTGCCGCCGTTGGTGTTTGCGGGCTGAACAGGCATGGTCAGAACCGCAGAATCGGAAGAAAGAGACATTTTTGTACTCCTTTCGTGTGTTTTGAATGATTTTTATGCTTGAACCGTGGCCACGGTTACGACTTAATGGAGGAACTGCTGAAACTGCTGCGCCATCGCCTGCAGCTGGTTCAGCTGGTTTTGTGACATTTTGCCGGATTGCAGCAGCTTTTGCACCTCTGCTTTCGGGTCGCCTTGAAAGTTTGCACGGAACTGCTGGAACTGCTGCATCATCTGGCCGAACTGACCCATCGGGTTCGGCATGGAGGGCATACCGCCGCCCAATGCGTTAAAAAGAGGGTTTGCCATACTTATTTGACCTCCGTTTCAGGTTTTGCAGCCTCTTGCTTCTCAAGTGCCGCACAGCGGGCTGCCAGCGCGTCAAACTCTGCCCGGGTGACAAACTCCCCGCCGGGCTGCTGCGCCGTTTGTGGGGGCGTTTTTGCGGATGTAGTACGTTCCTTGTAATCAAACGTCCTGAGAGGCAGCGGCATCCCGCTTGCATCCGTGCTCTTGATATAAAAAGTGCTGTTTTCGCTGTCCATCAGTAAGACGCTATTCCCGGCGGCAACCATGTACGCCTTGGCTCCCTCCTCGCCTTGCACCCAGATGATGGACGGCGCCGCCTGCTGTGCAGCCTGACCGGGTATTGTCGTCGGTTGGTATGCGTTCTGCCGCAGCTGTGCAAGCTGATCCGGCATTGCCTGCCCATAATAGCCGGGCTGGTATCCGTATGGAATGTATGGCATCGCTTAGTCCTCCTTGTACCAGTAATATATTGGGCACTCTGCTCCACTGTCCCAGCTGTCCATCCACTCGCCATTGATAACAGCCAGAACGTGGCCAGAGCAGCCTAGAACATAGATCCCGCGCGGGTACTCCCTTGCAAAATCCTCCACGGTGTAGCAGGTGGAGCAGTCTGCCTCGACAAGACGGCGATTGAATCCGCGCTTTTGGAGGTACGCGCCCCATGTGCGGTTAGCGCTTGGCATATCTCCCAACGCATAGCCCATCATCGCAAGCCCTACATACGCCTGCTCCCAGCTTTGCCCGGTAGCAGCCGCAACAGCTCGCACTGCGCAGTCTCCGACGCTGCTTCCTCGCGGGTTAGGGTTGAACTTATGCCACATGAGCGCCCCCTCCTTTTGCGATTATCGTACCAGAATGCCACACCGGGAGAGACAACGAAGGTACAACGAAAGACAAAAAAAGAAAAGCGCTCACGCGATGTTATGCCGCGTGAGCGCTTAATTTTAGCTATTTCAAGTCAAAAGCTTTGATTTCAATATTACCTAAGAGCTGCGAATACTTGCCAAGCTCTACCCCTGCATTGTCAATTAACTTTTTCTTGTCATATCTCTCCAAAAATTCATCTACCGCAGCTTTTAAGACAGCATTCGGAGTTGTCCCAGCTTCTGCGCACGCTGCCTTAAACTTTTCCGCGTAATCCTTTTTTACGCGGCAGGCCAAGCTTGTCATGTTTTTCTTGTCCCATTTGGCATTGGATGCTTTTTTCTTTTCAGAAATCATAAAAGATACCCCCCGTTTCGTTTGCTTTAGTATAGCACAAAAAAGCACTGTTTACAATGCCGAATATGCACAATGGAGCACTGTAAACATTGTCGAAAATGTCAATTTACATACACTATAAACAGTGCTATACTATAATCGCAGCAAGGAAAACAAAATATTGGAGGACCATTATGAACGAGTTATTTGATCAAAAGGTTTTGGATTTTCTTTCTAATCTTGAAGAAGAAAGTTTTTACACTTACACTCAAAACCCTTGTGAAAAAACCAAGGATATCCACGAAAGGGCAAAAAAGAAATTGCTTGAGTATGCGCACAAATACGGAATTGTATAAACAGCAAAACCCCCGATGCTCCAAACGGAACACCGGGGGTTTTGTGTTGCCAAAACGGAGAAGTCTAAAATCAAGAGCGGAACCGCCCACAGGCAATGCCGCTCTCTACAAAGGCCGCAGCCTTTCAAATATCCACTCTAATGCGCTTCTTCGAGAGGCCGGGTGGATTTCGTTGAGATTATTATACCACAACTCGTGAAAAAAGAAAAGCCAGCGGGTAAACGTTCTTCCGCTGGCTCTCTGTACACATTTCTCCGAAGTGTGTGTACTCTACTTCGGACGGTACAAATAGTATATCACACATCCAACATTTTTTCAATGCCTTTCAGCCGGTAGCCTACCGCCGTCCGGCTGTAATGTGTGTGTGCTGCAATATCCGGCAGCGAAAGCCGCTCAACGTACCGCAAAAGAGCTATCTTTCGGTCAACCCTCCCAAGCGGTGCGCTTTTGATAGCGGCGGTCATTTGCTGTCGGTCAAGCCCTTGCAGCGCAGCGGGCAGCACCACACGAGCCGCCGCCACGGGCAGCACCGAGCCAGAAAGGCTGCGGCAGCTGTCCGGCGTTGCGCACCATATTGCCAAGCACAGCGAACCGGTGACAAAACGTCACCAGTTTGCCGGAATTGCCGAGATGGTATGTTTTCGTGAGGCCACGAAGACGTGCGCAGACCAATTTCGTGATGTCACGAAATTGCTCTTGTGCGGCGAACATCCCGGTGACGTTACCGAGATGGCGGTATGTAGTGCTACCCATGGTTTTACTCCTTATCTGCCCGCTTTTCGATGCACTCACCATATTTGTAAAGAAGGCAATCTTTGCAAAACTCTCGATTGTCGCCTTTCAGGTTGCACACCTTTTCACGCTTGCGGGCTTGATTCATAGCGTTTGCAGAAGCGGCAATAATGCCGCACATAGGTACAGCCATGATATCCTCCTTACTGCGTGATTTCCTCGAAGCCGCTCTTGACGAGAATGTCCTTCACCTTCGGCTTCAGCAGACGAGGGCAACGCGCATACAGAGCCTTTGCCTCCTCCATAGTCTCAGCGGACATAATTTCCTGTGCCCATAACATCGCCATCATAAGTACCATCCTTTCGATTCTTTGTGTAATTCGTTTAAGCATACACAATCTCCGACATTTCCATCAGACATTGTGTCAGCATCTCATTCTTCTTCTGAAGCTCTGCGATTTTTTCAGAATCTGTCTTTTCGGTAGGCTCTGACCAATCCAGATACTTCTCAGGAGCAGCTGTGACTTTTTCGAGGTCAATTTTACTTTCATCGGCCACGATTTCCCGGTAGTCGCATTCCCACACCCGCTGTACAGGTTGAGATTCATCGTACTTCCGTTCTGTCCACTGGCCGTTGACGCAGATGAAAATATACAGCGTATAACCGTCACGCACTGACCGAACGGCGGGCTGCTCGGCATCGAAGCTTGCTTTCATGTGCAACAACTCCTTTCGCTTTCTTTATCGTCGTGAATATGTGAAATTTCTTTGAAAACCGTAATAGATTCGTGCCTTTGATACACCCGAAATAGCTGACACATTTTTGTGCCTGCTTCTCGGTCATTTTGCGGTAACGCTTTTTTGTGGACTTCTTGTATGCTCGTCTGACGCGCAAGAAAACGCGCCGCCTAATGGTCACATGGTCGCCATATACACGGAATCCCATAGTATCCACAAAGTCTGTATCGCTTATCTTACGAACGTTCCATGTTGGCTTGATAGTTAAACCCATTTTGTCCTTAGCATAAACGATAATGGCATCAACTGCCTTATGCATGGCCTTTGCATTACACCCGATCAGTAGGATATCATCCATGTAAAACAAGACGTGCTTTACCAGACGAATAGGTTTACCGCGTCGTGTATAGTACATCCGTTCCGATATCTCGTGATAGAGCTGGCTCATATACAGATTGCACAGATACTGGCTTAGATAGGAGCCAATCGATAGCCCTACATCAAAGGTTCCTACAAGCTCCCTGACAAGCCAACGGATATCTGCATTGGCGACGTACTTGTCAATAAAGGCAAGTACGTCGCCTGCGGGATACTCGGAAAGCACTTTTGTACGTCCAGCTGGGCCACATACTTTGCATCATGTGCCCTTAGCCACTTGCGGACATGCTTCAGTCCGTAGTATGGCCCACGACCAGAAATGCTGGCGCACTGATACTCGCCAATGCGTTTCATCAGGTCTTGCATCGCATAGACGGCCACATAGTCATATAGCTGCTGGCTAACGTGCTGGATGCCAATGCGGCGCAACTTGTGATTTGATGCGTCGATTTTCTCCTTGTACCATATCGGTACAAAATGCACCTCTTTCTTTGCCAGCTGCTTTTGCATGTGGCGTGCTGCAATCACAATAAGGGCGGGCTTCTCCCCGTTCTGTATCGCCTGCAGGATTTCCGCCTTGCTCCTTCCTGTGATGTCAGAAAAGAATTCCAACACATCTCGACGTTTCCACTTTTTACGCAAGCATTCGCCCGCGCAAAACTCCAAAAATTCAAAATCAAGGATATTGACGTTTTTACAATAACGTTTCATACACATCCTTTCTAAGGTTCAATCGATTCTGTTCGATTGTTTGCTATACAGGGCTTTCGATTTTTCTACTAACCCCGCCCTTCTGTGAGCAATTTTCAGCCAGCGACAAATGCCGCATCAGCTGAGGAGCCATTCTAGCTACAACTTCAGTTGCGAAAGATAGAGCAAAATAACATAAATAAATTAGATACAAACAATCTGCGGCCAAGTAATTCCAGTTCCCATTCCCAAGCCTGTTCCTGCAATTCACATACGATGCGCCTGCATTCGACCTGTTCCTGAGATTACCGCTGCTCTACCAGTCCCTTATATAAATGTTGATATTTCGATTTGTTGCCTCATGCCACCTTGCGTTCAGTGGGACTTCCCCCTCTGCCGCAAGCGGCATTCACCCCCGGCGCAAGGTGTCAATCGGCGGCCAAGGAATTCCAGGCCCCAGACCCAAGCCCGAGCCAGCAATGCACAAACGACGCGCCAGCAGACGACCCGTCCCCGAGACGACCGCCTTGCAGATACTCACGCAGAGTGTTCTTGCTTGCGTTTCCACCGCCATAGGCGCGGTCGCCGACACCCGTTTTATCTCCAGAGCCTTGCGTTGCAGGCCATGTTACGCAGGCCTCGGGGTCAAAGCTGATGTCTCCGATCCACCAGTCACCAGCAGGGAAGCTGCCGACTTTCTTGTAGTGCGCCAGAATCTCGGCGTCAGTCTTAGTATGTGCTACGCCAGCAGGACAGACGTATACGTCCTTGCCGTTACTGTCATCAAAGGCGAGTACCACATCACTAAGCACTTCATGGCCGCCCACAGCATACTCGATGCCCTGCACGCGATAGGGGTGCTTAGAATCCGTGTTACTGCCAGGACTGCCATCATGGTGGCCGATGACCGCGTCTGTTGTGCCGCTATGCCAGTGCATTGTAGATAAAGCGATAGGAGCGCTCAGAGTGTCAGTCAGAGCGACAGGCATCGTGTCAAAAGCGTCGCAGTCCAGATACACAGCACTGGTCGTATCATCAATGGGTTCAATCTTGATGATTTTTGCGCTGTCTGCATACTTGTGGATGGTTGCAACACCGCGATCATTATTGATAGTGCCGTTGCTGTTCTTTGAGCCGTATCCAACAGAAACCCGGCTCCCAACAACGAATTGATTTGCTTGCGCTGTTGTAACGGGGAAGTATGTAAGTTTCTCGCTTCGCTGTGCAGCTGCAGGATACTGCAAAATGTAACCCGTGCAACCTGCGTACTTTTCCTGACTGGACTTCACAGCGCATTTAATGGAGTTGAACAGGATTTGCCATGCAACCTTCTCGCCGCCAGCACCCTTGTAACCGGGGCCTTTCTTGCCGTAGTCTGTAATCAGGCTATAATACGACTGATTACGCGCCGGAACGAGGTCATATACGCTTCGCAACAACCCATCCTCACCCACACCGCTAAAGAACTTGGAGTGGATGACGTAGGGATATACGGTGTCACCGACTTTTGCAGCCGCCCACGGAGTAAAGCCATCACGTGGAGAATCGGTGATAGACCACAGGATATAGTCAGAATTGCTGTCGTCCCACTTGACGTAAGGGGTCATCTGAATAACGCCCACGTCTACAGCGCCAGTCTTGCGGTAATTGTCGCTCAGATGCTCAATGGCTGTCGGGTAGGCGTGGCCACTTGCGTCCCGCTTATAGTTGCAGTTGTACCACTTGAAAAGGGGAATATCCGCATAATCATCGCGACCCTCGACAGTATCGGTAGACGGCTCGCACACGAGGCCCACGTTGTCGTCCAGCTTCTCGCAGTTGACGGTGGGGTTCGTGGCAAAGCGTGGGATTTTTACGGTGTAGACCTTGCCAGTGCGGGGGAGCTTAAAGAGCACATCAACGGCGATGTCCAGTGCACTTGCGGTGGGAATGCCAAAGTCCAGCACGGCATTATGCTCATCGCCGGAGTTAGTCACAGTCGGTGCAGAGCCAGTACCAAGGCCGGTTACAGTGCCGATCGTGATGGTAGCGGCAGGGCCAGAGGGGCCTGTAGAACCAGTTTCGCCCTTGGGGCCCTGCTCGCCACGAGGGCCAGTCTCGCCCTGTGGGCCAGTGGCACCCGTAGCGCCTGTGGGGCCTTGAGGGCCTTGCTCACCCTGCGGGCCGACCGGGCCGATGGGGCCAGTGTCGCCCTTGTCACCTTTATCGCCTTTGAAGTTTCCGCTTGCGATGCCGTCCTTCAGCTCCTGCAGGCTGTCAGCGGCTTTCTCAGCGCTTTGGCTGGCACTGCCAGCACTGGTGGCAGCTTCACTGGCGGCGGTCTTAGCGGCTTCTGTAGAGGCTTTCACCTGCTTGAGAGCCTCGTCCCGGGCCGTGTCCACAGCCTGCGTGGCGGCGGTCTGCTTGTCACCGATGGCTTTCAGCGCATCCTTTTTGGCGGTGATGGTGTCAGAAAGAGCCTGCCCGGCCTTTTCGGCAGATGCCCCAGCCTGCTGTGCTGCGGTCTGTGCATCGGTCTTGGCTTGCTCTGCGGCGGTGGCATCGGTGTGTACGGCATCCACCAGCTGCTGCCATGCAGGGGTGCCCGGCTCCGGCGTGGCGCCATCCTCTGTGCCGGAGTTGGCACTCACTCGGTAGTGCAGGTCTGCGCTGGTCACGGTCTTGGTGCCGTCGCTTCCCTCAAAGGTGATGCACCCGGTGCCGGGCTGTGCGGTCACACTGGCGGGCACGTCCACAGAGCCGTCCACCACCAGCGAGGATGCCGGGTCTTTGCCGTCCGGGACGTGCCAGAAGCAGCGGATAGCCAGCCCTGCCCACTCGCCGGTTGCATCGACGTGCAGGCGGTACACGCCCCGGTTCTTGGTATAGCCAAAGCGCACCAGCTGCTCATAGCCCGGCACTTTGACGACGCCATTGGATGCGAGAGATACGCTTAGCTCAATCATGCTTTACTCCTTATTCTGGTTGGCGGCGAGCGCCTTTTTCATCATCCACACAGCCTTTTCAATGACGGTATCCAGTACTTCGTCGGTGATAACGGGCTTCAGCCAGTCAGGCAGTTCGCTGCGCAGCGCAGCAAAGACCTGCGCCTTTTTCTTGGCGCCCTGTCCGCTGCCCATGATACTGGTCTCGGCGATGGTCACAAGCTCTAAGGCCAAGCTCTTGATGTACCGCTTGTAGCCCAGCCGGATGGCACCCACTGCCAGCGCGGCAAAGCCGATAACCATCAGCACCAGTGCGATGGGTGCAGGGATAAAGTTAAACATTGCTTCCATGATTCGTTACTCCTTTCAGCAGGTAGTTGTTAATATCAGATTTACTTTTTTGCATACCTTCGCGGTTATTGCCGGAAAGTTGTGCATCCAAAAGGTTCTGCACGCCAACAAGCACGAGACGTATTTCTTCATCGATACCGTCAAAGCGGCGCAGGTCTCTTGCAAGAGCCTGTGCATGTTGAAGCTGCCCCTGTTCCAGCGCACCAAGTCTTTTGTCGAACGCATCCATTCGTTTGTTCTGTGCATCGTCGGGGGCCTTTGCATTTTTGACGTACTTGTGGATGATGTCCAGCACCTTGTCGATGGTGATGACCGCAGCGCACAGGCTGCCCAAGATGCCCAGCACCCACAGTAAAGCTTCTTTTTCGGTCATTTGCCCTCCCGGAGCCGGTCAAGCCCCTTTTTCGCAATGATTTTAGCGTAGTCCTTGTAGGGCACCGACAAGTCCACATCACCGGATACGCCCGGAATCTTGCCCTTGTTGGTGTACTGCCACAAGCCGAACGGCCAGCCCGGTTCAGGCTTCTTGCTGCGGTAGGCTGCCAGCCACACGTCATACGGCTTGAGCGCAGCGCCGGTCATGTACAGGTTATCACGGCCAAAGTAAAGCCCGGTGTACAGAATGGCGTAAAAGCCCCAGCGCTCCACCGTGCCCAGCGCGTGGGCGGCAATGTCCGTCAGGGTCTGCTTGTCGAGCGGGGCTTGCACATAGTTGTCCTCAATGTCCACCGCAACAGGTAGCTGCACTGTCTTGCCGGTCAGCACCTTGCGCAGCAGGGCAAGCTCCGCGTCAGCCTCTGCCGTGTTGACCGCCTTGCAGTAGTAGTACACGCCGCAGGGGATGCCCAGCCGCTGGCACTCGGCGTAGTTGCGCTCAAAGGCGGGGTCAATGTAGGGCTTGCTGGGCGCGTCTTTGGCGCTGTTGCCCAGTGCCCGCAGCATCACGCCGGAGACAAGGCCGCTTGCCTTGACCTTGTCCCAGTCGATGCTGCCCTGCCAGCGGGAAACGTCCATGATAGGGAGCATGTTATCAGTCCTTTCTTTTTATGTTGGTGAATAGTCAAATAAAGCCATCTTTAGTTAATTACAACATTTCCATTTCAGGTTGCACACCTTTTCACGCTTGCGGGCTTGATTCATAGCGTTTGCAGAAGCGGCAATAATGCCGCACATAGGTACAGCCATGATATCCTCCTTACTGCGTGATTTCCTCGAAGCCGCTCTTGACGAGAATGTCCTTCACCTTCGGCTTCAGCAGACGAGGGCAACGCGCATACAGAGCCTTTGCCTCCTCCATAGTCTCAGCGGACATAATTTCCTGTGCCCATAACATCGCCATCATAAGTACCATCCTTTCGATT